TGGCCTATGCGAATCATGTAAATACATAATACCACTTTGTTTTAATAATTTCTTACCAAGAATTAAACATTGAGATCTATGTCTACCATCTACAAGTATAAAATCATATTTCTTATTAAACTTGAGTGGTTTATTAATATATTCCCATTTCTTTCGTTCAAGATATAAATTAACATTATTAAATTTATTTAAATTTTTAATTTTATTATACCATTCAATATTATTCTCAATAGAATCCCAAATAAATTTTATATTATTATCAGTTAATAATTTTGGAAAATAAAGCGTACTACCACCACAACCCCATTCCAAAATATTGATATTATCACAACTATACAAAAAATCATCTGTTAATACCTTAATATCTAATAATTTCATATATGGATCAATCATACTTTTATTTGTTAGCTATAAATAATGGTCTTATATTATTAGATGATTTTATATCATCATCACATACACCTAAATATTCTACGTTCTTAAACCCAGCATCTTTTAACTTTTTTATAACATCATCTTTATCGGTACCATCATTACCTTCAAAATATAACTTCTCACTAGTTAAAACACCCAATAACTCATACAATTTATTTTCATCTTTAACGTGCTTATTAATTGATAAAGCAAAAACAACATCAAATGTACTAACTGGTAATTTTATTTCATCAATATCCTTACATATAAAATTAAAGTTATTAAAGTTCTCTATGGTAACTATTTTGTTAGCAACATCAACATGGCTCTGTAAGTATTCTACACCAAGACAGTTAAGTGGTTTATATTTTTCTAATCCCAATAAGATACCGCCAACATTAGAACCCAAATCTAATACCGTCTTATCAGCTATATCTCTTACAGAAATATTAAAATTTTCTAACCGCTTTTGAGTATCTCTTTGCGCATCATCTATTTTAAAATGTGGCGAATCAAATGAACTGTAAGATTTTCCTTTATTCCTAGAATGTTCACCATCCAATGCTTTAAATGTTCCAGATACCTTAAACAATTCTTCACTAACATTATCTATTAATTTTAACATTGCTTCGTGAATATCAACACCAAGACACTGCCATATAGATGTTGATTCATATTTTGTATAACACATATTTTGAGCCATACCTGGAGATGACATGCCCCTGCCAACAATATCATATGTCTCTAAAAATACCCTATCATAATACGGTCTTTCCTTTAAATATTCAAAATCAATTATCTTAATATCATCATCTTGAATAAAAATATTCTTAGTATGTATGTCTCTATGACTATAACCAATCATATACATATCAAGAATAGCACCAAGAACCTTACCAGCAATCATATCTTTCCATTCTTGAGTTTGCCCTTTTGTATATTTATCTAAACGAGTCTCTTCATTAAAAAATGGTTTAATAAAATAATCAAAGCCACTATCAATAAAACCAGTCATCCATTTGAAATCTTTAAATAACTCATTGGCTAACTTATCATTTTCAAAATAATTAGATTGATTGAAAACTTTTTTTACGGCCAGTGTTCCATTAATATCTATCTTAGTAGTAGTTGAACGACCATTTTTATGTAAAACTTCAATAATTTTTCCTTTTTGATGTATAGCATCAGATTGTTTTTGTAATTCAGCGTATTCATCTCTTTTATCTTGTTCTGCTTTGTCGCAACCATGATTTACTTTGGTTGGAATATTTGTAAGAGGATCGATGTCTGGATAAGGTTTGTCATTCCTTTCATTAAGCTTATTTACGGCAACAGTAAAAGTGTCAGTCCCTTTAGGAAACCCTTTATTATCAATCATAAAGCCAGAATGATCAGCGTAAATGTGAGTTGTAAAACCAAATTTCTTTTTAAGTTGAAGTTTCATCTTATCAGCAGTAGAATTAGAATCCCATTTTTGTAATCTGCCGAATGGACGATCACCAAGTTGTTTAAAATCCGATATCTTTAATAATCTAAAAACTGATGGAAATCCCTTAAAACATGGAATCACCTCTGTTGCCTCATCTATTTCTGTTCTAGCTAAACGTTGGATTCGCATGCAAATTCCGCCATATTCTAATTCATGTCTTTTTAATATATCAATCATTTGTGTAAGCCAACAATTATCTTGTCCCAACATTGGCGGATATAAATCATCATTTGAGGTAACAAAGTATTGATTACTTGGTCTAGTTGGTCTATCTTCTCCATTTTCCCATTTTTCTATTTCTTGAAATCCTATATTTAATGCTTTAGACTGTCCAATATTCTCTGGCAATATTATACTATCAAATATTTTTCCCAATGTTTTAGAATATCTCAAATATCTATCAGTTCCATCACTAGAATTATTATCAATAACTAATATACGAAATGGATAGAATGTCCTCTGATTTATTAAATCAATAGTTCTTTTTAAAAGATTAATCCTATTATAAGTAGTTAAAAGAATAAATACTGGTTTTAACTTTGGCAATGTTTTATTCATAATTTTATTTTATATCTTCGTAAAGTATACTTTCTAACATTTTATATATTGCTTCAGCATTATGATTTCTCCATACTCTTCTAAATTGTTTATCAATTTTATTATTATCTAATTCATTAATAATTTTTTTAGCTAATTCATTCAACGACTTACTATCTCTACCTTTAAAATGTAAACTTCTATTACTAGTAAATGGATATTCTAAATATGAACCATCTTCAACAAAATCATATAATAATTTTAGATCACTATTTATAACAACAAGATTTTTTGTCATAGATGCCTCTAATATAATATTAGGTCCCACTTCCGCAATAGTTGGAAATACAAATAAATTAGAAATTTGCATCAGTTCACAACATGTTTGATTACTAACCTCACTTGCTATTTGATATTCCTCATCAGCCAACAAACTAGTAAAAATAAACTCATCTTCATTCAATCCTAAATCTTTTGCCATTCTTTGTTTAGCTTTTATTTCCTCTACTCTTTTCCTACCATTAGCATTTGGAATTATAAGAGCAACTTTTTTACCCAATCTTTTTAATTCAACAAATATTTTAATAATTGAATTAATCCCTTTTGCATCGAGTCTAGTTGTACAAACAGGATATGTCTGAATAATATCCCTATCCCATAATTTATACTTATCAACTATCATCTTAGTAACTGGATGCCAACCAAACATATAAGCAGGTTCTTTCTCATTAAATACTGTTCTACACTGTTCTGGTTTCACTTTAATAGCCTTAGCAAAATGACCGACATCAGAATAATTCAAATAAACAAATTTAGCATTGGGCATAGAAAAATCCATATCATGTCCTATACCAGAACGCGCGAAATGCAACCAAGGTATATCAACTTTACACTGACGAATCGCCTCAGAATATGTAACAGTATCCTGAATATAAAAATCGTGGGTTATCGCAATATCAAATTCAGGCAATACTTTCCTAAACATATCAATTAACTTATTCTTAATTTCCTCATTAACAACCATTTTCTCTCTCTTAAACTTAGGCATTATCTTCAATATCTTACAACCTAAATCTTCTTCTGTTAATTTTGAATCTTCTCTCAAAAAAATAGTAACATCATGTCCATGTTCTTTAAGTATTTTAATTTGATTTCTAGTTGCACGTGCAGGACTATATGATGCAGGCATTGAATTAAAATGACTTATAATAGCAATTTTTAATGGTTTCTTTTTCTCTACTATCTTTGGCGGTATTATTACATCTACTGGCTTTTCTGAATGGATATCTAACAACCTAACAGATTCATCAAGAGAAGGAATTATATCATCTCGATCAAATTCTCGTTTAAAGAAATAATGAGTAAGATCATTCTCAGTTTTACTCCTATCTCTAATAGTCATAGTAAGAAAAAAGCTATTCAATTCTTTTGCCTTTTTTATTACTTCATCTAATTTCATAATATTACTTTATTCATAAAAAAATGAAAACTCCATGAAAATATGTCAATCGTGGGAAAAACACATTCCACAGAGTCTTCATTCTGTCACCCACGATTTATTAATTTTTATTCTTTAGGTTCAGCAACCTTCATTATTTTTATTCTTATAGCTTGTTCTATTGCTGGTCCTTGTTTACCAACAATAATACCAATCAAACAAGTAAGTGTTGGAACAAGTATAGATAATTCTTTTTCCAATACCGAAAGTACGACAATTGCGACAATACTTAAGGCAGTTAAAAAATAAATGCCCAGATCTATTTTTGTCATAAATTTATTAATTATTATTTTTCTCAATAAGGAAGAGTTTCCCCTCCCTTATTAATATCTTTATGCAATCAACGAAGTTGAACTAGAAGTACTTGAACTTGTAGAACTGCTTGAACTTGAAGTACTAGAAGATGTCGAACTTGAAGTAGACGAACTAGTGCTAGAAGAAGTCGAACTTGAACTTGAAGATGTCGAACTTGAAGTTGACGAACTAGTGCTAGAACTTGTAGAACTGCAAGAACTTGAAGTAGAACTACTAGTGCTTGAACTTGTAGAACTACTAGAACTTGAAGTCGAACTTGAAGTTGACGAACTAGTGCTAGAAGAAGTCGAACTTGAAGTGGACGAACTAGTGCTAGAACTTGTAGAACTGCTTGAACTTGAAGTAGACGAACTAGTGCTAGAACTTGTAGAACTACTTGAACTTGAAGTAGACGAACTAGTGCTAGAACTTGTAGAACTACTTGAACTTGAAGTAGACGAACTAGTGCTAGAACTTGTAGAACTGCTTGAACTTGAAGTGCTAGAACTCGTAGAACTGCTTGTAGATGAAGTAGAAGAATACCAATTTACATTTCCAGTAGACCATTTCCTAACATTAGCAATATTAAGGTAAGTCAAATCCATATTATCAGCACCACCATTATATATATATAATGGTACTAATTCTAATTTTGGAATTCTGTCAGTATTATGATGTTTAGCAACTCTTACCTTATCAGCTCCATTTCCAATCCAAAACTCAACTTTATCAATCCACCATCTAATCTCAAACTCAGTCGGAGTATTAGTCCAATTAGCATTCCAAGTAATGGTATTTTGTTCTGGGATGCCATCAATGTCACCATATGTTCTGGTATAGAAATTGGTTTCCTGAATATAAAAATACGCAGCGTGTCGATTTCCGTATGCTCTGCTAAAAATTCCAAAAATACGGGCATCTCCAACAGTTGGCTCAGTTGGAATAGTAAACTTAAAAGTAAAATATCCCATCATATACGAACCAAGCGTATTTACTCTACAGGAACTAAATCTAATTTTCCCACTAGGAATCACAATTGGAAAAGTCGCAGATGATGACTGAAAAAAATCATTATTATCATAACCATACCGCGTTGGGTCATAGAAAAAGTGGTATTGTTCGTCCACCAATCTCTGATGTGCCATATACTAATTTAATTATTCTTTAGTTGTGTCGTTTTGTGTTGTTTCAACAGGATTATCTTCAGTAGGTTTTATAATAGGCGGTCTGCCTCTTCCTTTTGGCTTTTCTTGTGCTACTTCCTCATCCCCATATAGAGAAACCTTAGGAGATTCCAAATTACTATCAGTTAACTCTATCTTATCCTTATTCTTTTCTTTAATTATATTCTTAAGCATTTCTTTTGCCAATTCAGGAGCTATTTCTTTAGCTAATTTTACACCCTCTTCTTTAACCATTTCCTTTATAATTTTCTTCTGTTGAGATGTGAAAGTAACTCTAGGTTTTGGATTAACATTTTTTTTAACAAGTCCGCCTTCTAATTCCAAAATATTATGTTCAGGTTCTGCTGAAACTCTGGTTTCAGCAAAAGGATCTTTTTTCTCTTCTTCTAATATTACAAAATCACTACCAAATCCTAAATGATTCTTCATTCTTTCAACTACATCCTCATCTTTAATATTTACAATTCCTTCTTCAAATCTAATATAAAGTCCAGGAACAGCTTGTCGACCAGTTATTGGTTCCGCTGGTATACCTGGTTTTAAAACAACACACAATTTATTGTTCTTGCTTATAAACTTCATAATTTTTTTTCATTATTTATTATGTCCCAAAAAGGGAAGTTTTCACTTCCCAATTTAGTATTTTATTCTCGTTCGTAAGAAACTTCTAATATAAGACCTGCATCAGCTAAAGTACCAGCTGTATCTTGAATTCGAACAATCAAATCATTACCCCAATCAGAGGTAATTACACCTTCTCCACCAGCAAAGTTAACAGTAGTTGAAACAGAATCTATACCAATCGCCTGATAAACCTGAGTTTCAGTCTGAAGCACAGGATTATATTCCCAAACCTGAACACCATTAATTTCATCACCGCCATTATTACAATAGTAAGTAAATCCTATCAAACTTACTCGATGAGCGCCTTTTGCCCTAGATGAATCAACTCCATTCTCACCATTTGGATTTCGGTTATAAGCGCATCTATAAGTTAAACGCTTTGAAATATCAGTATCAATGTAAGCTTCATAATAACCAGCGCCAGTTGGATCAGTTGTAAGGTCATCAACGAATGGCGAAGTAGCCGTTAAGTCTGATCGAAGAGCATCAACTAATTCAGCATTCCAATACATACTATTATTGATAGCCTCAGCCAAAGCTCCCATGGTAAGAAAATCAGCAAACAAGAATTCTTCAGTACCACCATCAGAAGTAATTAAAGTAATATCTTGGTCAGTATCAACTGCTATTTGAGCGCCAGTAACTGAACCCTTGCCAATATATTTCATTCGAATAGCGACAGGAGTATCAGCTACATGAACCTCAGTCATTCCAGACTTTAATGCGTTTCTTAGTTTTATTGAATTTAGAGAACCCATATTTTTCTATTCTATTAATTAAACCAGCCAATTACCCGTGGCTTTTTCGGACCGTAAGTTAAACCTACAGAAAGGGCTGATTTTAGCATCCCAGCCCTTTGAAGGATATCTATTGTTTATTCTCTAATGTACCGTACTTGTAGATAAGCGCCAGCATCAGCTAATGAAGTATCATCAACAATTCTGACAATTATATCATTATTGAAACCAGCTGAAAGTTCACCATGACCACCAGCAAAATTAGAAGTTTCAGTATTATCAGTTACAGAAAGCGCCTGAAAAATCTGATTTTCAGTATTATTCTGACGATCATATTCCCATACTTGAACATCATTAACAGAAGCATTACCTAAAGTTGCCCAATAAGTGAATTCTTTCAATGCTACCCGATGATTTCCACCAGGAACTTCAGCACCAACATTACGGTCGTAAGTACAACGATAAGTTAATGATAATGCAACATTAGTATCAATCAGACAATCATAATAACCATCAGCAGTAATAGTAAGACCAGCATCATCAACCATTGGATTACCAGCAGTTAAATCTGCCCTTAAAGCATCAAGCAACTTAGCTTCCCAATAATTACTGCCACTAATCGCATCAACTAACGATCCCATAGTAATAAAATCAGCAAACAAGAATTCTTCAGTACCACCATCAGAAGAAGTCAAAGTAATATCTTGATTAGTATCAACAACTACAGTCGTAACAGTACCGCTACCCTTATATTTTAAACGAATAGCAACATCTCCATTGGCAACATGCATTGCTGCCTTTGTTCCGCTTAGTAAATCCTGCATTATTGCAGATTCCATAGATTTTCCCATATATTTAATAGTTATTTCTTTAGGTCTGGGGACAACCCAGACAGTCCATTTACCCAAGGACATGTGGGACTAGGAGTCATACTCCCAGAGGGCGGTGATTTTTAATATCCCACCGCCCTGAAGGATATATCTAAAGTTTTAACGCTTTAAATCATCTGTATACTTTACTCCTTTTTCCCTGTATTGTTTTGGAAAGTTTTTAACTACCAATGAGCATTTTTCATAAAACGCTCTTGCAGACCAAGTTCCCTTAGCATAGTTACACCATTTGCAACATGCTATAACATTGCCGATTTCGTATCCCTTAGAATTATCTAAGCGATCTATTCCAGCAGCATTAGTCACTTTAGCGCCACAATAGTCACAATTATCTTTCCTAATTCCATTATATTCCTCAAAAGTAATAGAAAATGATATCCCACGAGCTTTAGCATCCTTTTTCAAGGTTGTATATCTGCCCTTAGGAGTTTTATAGCGATCATTCACGTTTTTACTAAAACATGTCTTACACCACGAATTTTTACCATTATCTTTCTTTTTATCATTATAAAAAGATTCAGCAGGAAGAAGTAAAGAACATTTTGTGCATCTAATTTTCATATGATTACTTATTAAGAATTAACTTAATAAGTATATCACATTACTCAAGAAGTGTACAACCCTAGGCTGTCACTCCTTTTAAGAGAGCACATCTGCCTGGTTCCTTTCTTTCCAATCCACATTCAGTCAAGTATTCATCAACAATACCATCAGTTCCAGGAATTTGAATGTTTGTATTCAAGTGAGTATCACTTTCATTCATGTACCTGTATCTGAAACAATTCATGTCAAGCAAGAATCCATAGCCAGAATAATCTTCAACAAATAGAGGATTATGGACTAAATTAATCTTACCGAATGATGTTGTGTATTCCTGTATTTGCATGCCATAACTCTTTGCAAGAGGTTTCATTTGGATTTGACCTCTAGCAAATTCATTAATAGCCTGTAATACAACACCACCACACATAAATAGCTTTTCAGTATCACCATAAGTGAAACCTTCACGCAAAAATGTGTTGAAATCAGGAGCAGTTAATATGCCGCCTACGTTCTGAATGTAAGCCTGGCTTCCCTCAATAAATTCGAGGACACCACCAGTATTACGTTCAGGAAGGCCATTGGTACCAGTTCCATCATTTTTTTCACCCCAAATAAAGGCTCTCTCAATATCTAGTAAATGTTCTGTACCCAATTTTGCTCTAAGATATGAAAGGTCTTTCTCACCATACACATCAGACTTCATTTCAGTTCGAGAAAGTGCAATTGTGCGTCTAAAAATTTGAGTAAAATTGGTTTGTTTTGCGGAACGAGTTGTATTAACGTTCCTTGCTGTAGCATTTTCTTCATTGATATTACCAATGATGTACAAGCCATCACCAATAAGACCAGCAGCCGCAGCAGTTGTACCTATAGAACGATTAGCAGTAATTTCAGTTACACCACCAACAGCGACAGTAGCAACTGACATTCTCTCACCAGTTCTAGCATTCATGATCATATCTCCAATAGTGAAAATATGAGCCGAACTTGCACCAGCACCACTTACAGTAATAGTAACTGGGTCACCAACACCATAAACGGCATTAACTTTAGCGTATCTTCCGCCATAGTAATCTTCAAGCCAACCAAATTCTGGATTTCCACAGGATGCTTTTCGCATTCCTGTTCCAGTCCAAGCCTTACCATCGTATACCTTACCAACCTGAGTCAATAAAGTAGTTAATGGATGCTTGGCAGGTTCCAAAAGATGTATCTTATCTACAACATCTAACTTTAACTTACCTTCAGCTTTTGATACAGCGGTAGTACGTGCAGCAGTAACAAGCGAACCACGATCATGGGTAGGTTCACTGTGATATGGATATTCTGCCATATATTTAACAATTTAGTTATTTTTTAAATGTGCGTTACGAATACCCACAAACAAAATTTAAAAAACATTAGGATTTGCTTTATCAGCAATCAACTCATCAACTAACTTCTTATCTTCAATAACACCAGCTGTTTGAGAACCACCGCCAGCAGCATTGCCAGCAATATCTTTGCCAGCTTCACCATCAGCTTCGGTAGCATCTTTAGCAACTTTATCAGCCAAGACTTGACCCTTAACCACATCATAAGCAATTTTAATATCATACTGAGTTGGATTCTTACCAAACCATTTTTGGATATCCTCTGCATAATCAGCATAATCAGGAGTCTTTTCAATAAAAGCAGTTAATTGACGCTCAAACTTATCAGATTCAGCATCTTCTTTGACACTATTTAAACCTTTATCAAATTCTTTTTTTGCTTCACTAACACCTTCTTTCACCTTTTCTGAAACCATATTTTCGATATCCTCAGGAGAAGTTTTATCATATTCCTTTTTACCTAATTGTTCTTTAACTTTTTTATGAGCTTCGGTAACAGTTTCGGCTTCTTTAGTAGAAACCTTTCCTTTCAAAACAGACTCGACTAACTCGGGAGTAATTTTATTAGCCATTATAGCTTTCACTAAATCAGGCTGTTCATCAACTTTATCAAGGAAAGGAGAAATTTTTTCATAAAAATCTCTATACTCTCCCAATTCGTTCCCTTGTTCGCCAAGTTTCTCTTCTAAATTTTCATATTGAGATATAGGCACCATTTCCTCTTTAGCTTCAGCGTCTTTAGCGCCTTTATCATCTTTGTCTTTATCATCTTCTTTACTTTTTTCATCTTTGGGCGGTGTTGTTGCCGCTGATTCCCCTGTTTCTCCGCCTAGATTAGGATCAGCCTCTTTTTGAATAAGATTATCAGGGCTACCCGCTTTGTTTGCTTCATTTTCAGGAGCAATTGCGGACCCATTTTTGTTTTCTTCTGGCATAAATTTATTTCATAATTAATTATTAAAATCAATAATTTTAAAAGACCTTAAGGTTTCCTTCAAAATTATTCTTCATCATTTGTTTCCTCTTCCTCTTGTTCTTCTTGTTCTTCTTGTTCTTCTTGTTCTTCTTGTTCTTCTTGTTCTTGCTTCGACTTTCTTTTAAAAAGCTTTTGAGCCATTTTAGACAAATCAACCCCTTCTTTAACTTCATTTTTCTTTTTACCCAATTTTTTGATGGCTTCAGAAACTTTTTTAGCTTGAGAAGAAGGACGTTTTACTTTTTTTAAATTCATAATTATATATTATTCTTTATTTACTAATTTCTTTTTAAACCAAATGATTCAGATCCAGTTAAACTGCTTAATCTTTCTCTTACTGTTTGTCTTTTTCTTTTTCGCTGTTTTGAATTATCAATAGTCCTTCCACCAGGGTCTGATCTAGTTGGTATTGGTGATTCTGGTGGTCTTCTTGTTATTGGTTGTAGTATTTTTGGTAAACCTGGTCTTCTACTAGCCTTACTAGCCTTTAATAATTCTGCTTTACTTGCTAGAGTTTTGTTTGAAACTCTTGGTGGAAGTTTTTTAACAGCAGCAGATAAAGAGAAGTCTGATTCTCCTCCTAATCTTCTTGTTTGTTTTGCTCCTATTAAAGCAGGTTGTGATAGTTTTACCCTATCCCTAACTAATTGTCGTTTTCTATCTTTTAATGCCATATATTTATTATTTAAACATTATCTATATTTGATTAGCAAACCTTCGTTTTTTAGGAAAATCATCTAAAGTACCATATAGTTTTTTATGACGAATTCGTCTTTCAGCATCTGTTCTCGGATTGCCAGCTCTACGATTACCAGTACCAACTCCGTCTAAAACTTTATTAAGAACTCTTCTTTTTTTTCTCCTACCCATACCAACTTTAAGCCTGCCTTCACCTAATGAATCAGCAGTAGTTTTAACACCAAGTGTATGAAGTGGTTCATTATTTGTCATATATTTATTACTTAATTATACCAATCTTATTAATTTGAATATCAAATGTTTCTCTAGAATCACTATTAATATTTTCATCCACTGAATGAGATATAACTTTTCCCTTAATAACTAAAGTAATACCATCATGCACATCACTTCCCTTTAACTCTGGAGCTTGTTTTACATTCAAATAAAGCGATGGATAATTAATGCGAGATTTACTTGCCATCTCAGGCATATCTTCTATTTTATTACGTTTTATCCCAGCATCATGCATTTTTATTTTGCCCAATACATTGTCAAGAATTTTTCTTTTTTCTTTGTTATTTGGCATATATTTAACTTATTTTTCAGCTTTTTTCTTTCTCTTATGTAATGTTTTTCCCATTATAGAAGAAAAACAAACAGCATAGGGATTCACATTATCTCCACTTGCTTTTACTTTAGCAACACAACGTTCCATCTTACTTTCTTTAGATTTTGAAACTCCTGGATAAGGCATGTGTTTATATTACTTAATTATTATAACACAAGTATCAATCTATTGTTTATCATTCTCATTTTCTTCTGCTTTTTTTCTATCTTTTTTAATTACTTCAATAGCATCTGACAAATCATTTAAACTCTGTAAATTTCCTTGATATCTGGCTACCAAAGTGGGTTCTTTAAATGGATCAACGCTTGCTATTCCATCCCTTACATATATTCTTCTGCCTTCAAAATAACTCATAATTGCTGGCCAATAGACAGAATAAGACAATTCAACCAATAAATCTTCCATAATATCTTTAGTCATTTCTCCTATTGGAATGATTACTCTCTCTTCTTTTTTTTCTTCTTTTTTTTCTTCTTTTTTTAGTTTTGTTTCTTTTTTCATAATTTTTTATTTATTATTTATCTCTAATTTTTAGCTTCTTCCTTTTGTTTTTTAAGTATTTTTTTCAATCGATGTATTTCTTTAGCTTTCATTTCGGCAAATGCCTGTTTTCCAATTCCTCCTTTAACACTTTCAACACCATATTTTTTCTTTGTATTTTCATGTGCTTTTTTGGAAATTAATTTTTCCTTTCTAGTCCAATCTCTTACTGCATAATATCCCCTTTGGGGAAGAACCATTTTAGAACTAGTAACATCTTTAGCTTTTTTTAAAAAACGTTTTACCCAACTATTCTTTGTTTTAGAGGTTGCCATATTTTTCTAGTTATTTATCTTTGAATATTTTTTGATTGTTGATTCAACTGCGCTTCAATTCCATTAGGTGCTTTTTGAGATATATTAGTATTAATTTTTCCACCACGATTCATCCCCCTTGGATTAGTAGTCTTAGGCGCAGGAATTCCTCTTGCCGTAGGTGGTGCTCCTGCCTGTAATAAATTAATCGGCATGCCAGCCTCTCCAAAAGGAGATGGAGTTCCAGCGCCAGCGCCAAGCATAGCCAAAGCTTCCTTAGCAATTTTATTTGGCACACCTTTTCCTCCAGTTGGCGGTACTCCAGCAGGCGGTATACCTCCTGGCATCATGCCTCCAGGTGGCATTTCTCCTGGCATCATTCCTGGCATTCCTTGCATTTGAGGTTCTTCTGTTCTTTTGATCGACTGAAGATCCCAATTCCAATCATGTAACATTTTAGCAGTAAGTTTCTCAGGATCAATAAATTCCATTTCAACCAATAACTGAAACAAATCCATATCTTGTTTTTTCTTAACATCATTCTGTCCAGCAATAGATGGAATCACTGTAGCCTTAATATCAAATTCACCTTTCAAATCATCCTTCTCAATTATCGGAAATTCTACAGTTCCATTTTCACCAGTAATCCTTATAATCATTTCCTTTGTCCAAAATTGACTATACATAGAAATCCAATAACGTAATACTTTACCATAACCTTCACCCAAATGATTAACATATAATCTAACACGTTCTAATGTTGATTCGCGCAAGTGTCTAGTTTCAGTCGCACTTCCAGATGATCCACCAATACCCATTGAAAAATCATCAACACCAGAACCATATCTCATGTCACTCTTTAATGATTCTTCTTCCTTATAAGCACTAGGCTTAATATCAGACATCTGAATTTCTCTGGCACCATTAGGATCGGTTGAATAAATTATACCAAATGGTCGAGTCACCAAATCTTTCTTATCAATATTCGCCAATGGATTAACCACCCACATTTTATGAATATTTAAAGTAGTGGCATCCAATCTCTGATTCTTAATCATATTAAGCATTATTTGAGGATTTTCCAAAATCATTGGAATGCCATAACCCTCAAACTCTCCAGGTATTCTCAAATAAGGAATTTCAATAAATGTTGTTTCCTTAAAATCATAAATCATAGGAATAAAACCGCCTTTTAAAATTGGTACCCCATTTACTATTACCGCATAAGCATCATCAAATGGACGAGTCCACTCAAAAACTTCATACATCTTTAAATCAGGATCAGCATTAGCTTGATAAGTTTCATTTGTCAATCCCGTCACACTACTTTTATAATCAGCTCCTTTAGTAATCTTTTCATGGTCAAGTTTAACTTGTGTCCTGACTGAACCATAATTTGTCAAATCTCCTCCTGGCTTTTCCAGCGCCATTGCTAATCTTTTTTTATCAGCCATATTATAACGCCTTTTAATTTCAACGCCAGTCAAAATTCTACGCTTAAACCAATACTGTTTGCTTTCTCTGTCAACATTGTGCCAATCATACCAAAGAGAATAATTATCTACCCATTCAACATAAGGAGCATCATAAAAAACCTGTTCCTTTTCTTTCCAAACATATTTCTTTTTAGACAAATCTTTGGTTTGTAAAAATTTATGGGTTCTAACATCTTTCTTCCAACTAACCTGCAAAAAAGCTGTTCCATAAATTAATGATGAACTAGATACTAATTCTGCGGTCTTATCACCTTCAGCTATTTCCCACGTAAAGTCACCCAACGATTGAATCCTAGTAGCTTTCGGCTGGTCATCTTTATTCCTACCCTGAACTGAAAAATCTGGACGAGCATCTAAAATTCTAGGCTTTAAAGTTTCTATCACGCCTTGAATATATGGCACGGCAATATTAGCTTGCCATGGATCTATTTCTTTTGCCCTATCAGTATTATCAGCAATATAGAGTTTATAAGAACGATCAAGACGAGGTTTAGTAATCGCAACAAAATAATTCCTTGCATCATCAACCTGCAAATTAAATTTTTTCATCATGTTTACTTCTTTATTACCATACATTCCTGATGTATAAGTTTCAGCTGCCATATATTTTATTTATTTATTTTTATTAATAAGCAAAACTTTTAGGCATATAATTTTCATAATCTAACTGTTCTAACTTTCCACCATACATTATCTTGAATCCTTGGAATCCAATAGCCGCGCCCATAATCGTATCATCATGAAATCCTGGCTGTGGCTTCATATTATTATTATCATCATAAATGAATACTGACATTTCATCCAACAAAATCTTACTATGAATTATCAATCCATCATCTCGCAATACTTGAGCATAATCATCAATTAAATTCTGTTTGTTAGCTCCTGTTGTCCGCCATCCTAATTTATCAGTATAACTGGAACTAATTGATTCAACTTTAGTAGGACGAAAATACATTGACGGATATACCAATTTCTTCAAAGTAAGTATAACAGTCAGTCCGCACGAATTATGTTCAACCACCATCAAAGCATTATTAAATCTTCGTCCCCACTTATCCAATAACTCACCAAATCTATCTGTCGCAATCTGATCGCGATACATGGCAGCTTGATTCCCTGTTTTTCTATTCCACACAATAGCAGTTGAATAATCTCCACCTTCTACGCCTTCTGCTGAATCGCATCCAAATATATATAAGCCATTTTTATCTATTGGTTCATAAAATATAAATCCATCTTCTTCATAAACTATAAATTCAGTACCATCATCTAATTTAACTTTATCACCAACTTCCAAAACATTTTTTCTCTGTTTTTTAATTACATTTTGGTCAAAAACTGAACGTCCAGAAGCAAGAAATTCCATTTCGTATTCTTGAGCAAAAATTTGAGGATTATTAATTTCATTTTTAATCTGATTTATTTCTTCTTTGCTCTGACCAGTTATCATCACTTTACCATTCCTTCTAATAACTATAGTTCCATTATCATTAGTAGGACACCAAACTTTTCCATTATATCTTTTATTTTTTATAGAAAATTTTCGCGCCGTTTCAGCATTTTTAATCTTAACAATATAACATTTATCCTCACTTTTATTTTGCTTTATTCTAGATGTATTTCCTATTAAAGTAGTTAATATCTGAAAATTATTAGAAACATCTTTATCTTTTTGCACAAAACTTCCCCCACCACCGTCATTCCAACCATCTCCTTCTATCATTGTTTTTTGTAATAGAACCATTTGACCATAAGTCAAACTTAAAATAAATTTTAAAGGTAATTCTTTACTTTTTGATAAAACTTTTCTAATATTTTTTGTTGATTGTGAATGTATCCTAATCTCGCCAGAATTTCTATTTTTCCTTATGTATCTTGTATATTTTAATCCTAATATTTTACACAAATTTTCTATTCTATCTAAATTTTTACCAACATTCTGATATATATATATTAAATATCTTTCATAACTTGCTTCTGTTATAACCCAACCAATTAATTCAACAAATTCATCAGTATACTTTTTTACCTTATTTTTATGCCAACCCATTGTAGAAACTGGTATCACATCATTAGTATTAAATTCACTAGCCATTTTTAACATCCAATTATCTTTCCAGTCCTTACTACCATTATAACTATGATAACGTTGATAAATACATTTATGATTCGGAGTCACTAACATGTCTAAATTATGACTTTCAAAATGCGCCATATTACCTTCATAATCATATTCAAATTTATCTGTTGCCTTTTTAATTTCTAATTTTTTTGTTTTCAAATTAACAGTAAAATGTTTATCGCCAATATTAAAATCTTTTCTATTTTTCCAACCTTTTACAGTTAAAATTTCTGTTTCATCATCTAAACAATATCCCCACCACCAACCATATTTTTTCTTTACCCATTCATTATCAGTCATCCACATTCGATGGTATAGATTACCTTGTCCTTTCGGTGAACTTTCAATTACAAACTTACCATTTAAAGGAACAGCAGGAAATAACGAAGCCATCTTTTCTTCTGCTTTTTCAATTTTTGGAAGTTCAGTCAACAAGCAATTATTCAAAGTATATCCACTACCAACATTCTCTGATGAAGGTAAAATCATTATCTTAGAATCCGTCTTTGGAAAACTAATTTCATATTTAGAATTATATCTAATAGTTGGCCTTATAGACGGCGGAGTAGTTCTATAAAATGTTTTTACCTTATCTAATAATTCAGAAACCAAATCACTATTATAACCAATCAAAGCAGTGGTGGTTCCAGGATTCATAATTGTACTATGATAGAAGTAGCCAGTGATTGCCGTAGAATTATGAGAAACAAATCCATTTGCTATATATGTACCTTCTGATGTTTGCAAATCTATCATTCTTTGTCTTGGAAGTAATTCAATACTACTTACTTTTAACCAACCATTATTTGGATATTTCTTATCCTCCCACCAATGTCTATCAATAAATCTTGATGGTCGTACTTTACCAATTAAATAAAACAATTCATCCATTTTATTAAGAACAAGTTTATTTACTGGTTTACTTCCATATTTACTACTAGTACCAGATAACCTTTTATCAACCTCTACTCTATATGAATAATTATTATCTCCAAAATATTTTAAGATTCTATCCCATACATAACCATCAATTTGACTAATTGTTAATTCTGTTCCAGCATTTTTCTTTGTTCTAAGACATCCTTCTCCATCTATTATTCCACTAATCCATCCATCTTCATAATTATTATTATCATCCCATATTTTAGTTATATATCTTATTTCATCATTAATTCTAATATCTTTTGCCTTTCTCCATTGAGTATGAACAGCACCTCTTACCTTACATAACATTCTATGACTTGGTGTTAATATCAAATCTCTACCATCATCCATTTTTAATTTAATCGAATATTCATAAACCTCTGATTTACCTTCAATAATAGCAGTTCTCATTTTTCTTGATGAACCTCTACCACCATTAACACTTTCATCACTAGCAATTATTTTATTACCAACTTTTAAATCAACTATTTTTTTCCACCTAAGTTCACTAGTTAATATTTTTGTATATGGATGAAAACAAAATCCAATTTGGCGAGCCTTGCAGATCATCACACGATTATGATTCTTAATTGTATTGAATATATCTTTTTGAGCTTCATTTAAAATGAACGGACGAAGTCCACCCTTCTTGGTTTTTATTTTACAAAAATTTTCTAAATATTTTTTAGGATCTTTTAAATTCTCAAATAACTTTTTTTCATCATATTTATTATTCATATAATTCTTTACCAATTTTTTCTTCTTCTTCCTGTTTCTTTTTCTCTTCTTCTGGCATTTCAGGTTCTATTACTTCATAATCAGCTACTTTAATATTTTTTGGTTCTGGCAATCCTTTTTTTTCATTTTCATCTATCGTCTGAATTAATATATCTTCCCAACCCTTTGCTTTATCATCTGAACTTTCTTCATACCTATCAAGACCAAGAGATTTCATCAAAGTCTGCCAAGCTTGCAATTTAATGGCTGGAGAAGCATTATCAGCAACATCCTTAATACCAGCCACAATCGTATCCAAGTCAATTCCAGCAGCCACCAACGCCTCATGATATTCCCTTCTAATAGCCAATTTATCTAAAGTGCGATAAACATCAGCAACCCTCTTAACCCCAATCATTTTTTTTAATTCATTTGGATCAGTCGTTATCTGTAATGCTTTTAAAAGAAGATTTTGTTGAAATTTATTATCACGATAATAATTATAGTGACCCTTTAAAAATGTTACAGGCTTTAATTTTTTTTGTTCTTTCATATTATTTTTTTCTTTTATATCCTTTAACTTTTATAAACATCAAATCAAGATAAAAAAGAAAAGTAACATAATATTCCTCTAAACCAACTTCATCATTATGGCACTTAACATAATTGATTACAAAATCAACAAATTTTATATAACTCATTCTTTTCTTTTCACCATGTTCTAAAAGTTCTAATCTCTCTGGCATCTGATAAACCAAAATCAAACACTCAAAATTCATATATTTATAAGGATATTTAAATTTTTCTTTGAATGGATTCTTTTTATCAAAATCTGGAAAAAAATCATCAAAGTAAGAAACGATAAAATATTTTATTCCATTTAGAATCTTACTTTCAAATCCAACATATGTACGTAAAAATATTCCATAAGAATAATCTAAAAATCTTCCATTATTATTATATTTATTTTTACAATATTCATAATAGCAAAATCTTTTTCCAAGCCATACTATTTTAATCAAATCATCAAAAAAGTTCTTTTCAAGTTTTTTAAAAGTTTTTTTAAATAACTTTAAATATTCATCTATTGGAATTCCATTGTCAGTTGTTATGTGTTTAAATTTACATTTTTTTAAAACATTCTTAGAAGTATAAACATCTTCATACTCCTTTTTATACAATTTCATAATTTATATTATATATTTTATCTAATTGGAAATTGCAGTGGCGGTTCAGCTTCCAATGGCGCGCCACCAAGCTGTGGAGCAGGCGATAAATTAGCAGGAACAGGAGTCGCTAAAGGAGTTTCCCCTTTTGGTTGCATAACATCATTAATTAAATTGCCATATTTATTTCCCATTAATCCCTCTGAAGGAATAGATTGTTCCACAGGTTCTTCTCCAAATTCTTTTGTAGTCAAACCCTTAAAAGCGATTTCAAATAATTCAGCCATATCAGGATTCTGTTCCTGTAAACGCTGTATGAACTGACCAATAGAATTTATATCATTCAAGTCCACGCCAAAATCAGATAAAGTACCCATCAAAGATTTCAATATCTCTTGTCTAGTTTCTTCCAATTTATTCTCATTGATTATTTTCTTAGAATTCAACTGTCGCTTACGATTCTGTACATCCTCAAATCCTCTGTCTAAATCACTTTTTATCTCATTTAATGAGTTTGCTTCCTCATTTTGAACAACTTTTTCATTTTTTAGAGTTTTTTTAGCCATAAATTTAAAAAATTAAGTAAATTTTACCTCAAAAGTTAAAATATTAATTCAATTATAACACAAGTTCATCACTTTACAAAAAAAAATAGGCTATTAACCTATTTTCTAAAAAATATACTTTAAAAATTAATACCAAGCGATTATTTTTTTATTTACTTGCGAGGGGGTTCACAATACTCGTTTGGAAAAGATTTAGGTTCATTTACATAAGTTGGTCTCTTATTAAAATCTATTCCAATTTTATCTAATTCTTCACGCGTATTATAAAAAATCTCAAATACAGCTACAGTACCAGGTTCTCTTTTAAAACTGACTTGAGTTACTTCACTGCGTTTACTATCTCCCCATCCAGTTCCAACATCTTGTTTGATATCTTTATTACTTACTTCACAAGAACAATTTGAAACATTATCAGTAGTATAAGTAAATAATGTTTCATTACAATCAGCTACACATAATATTTTTTCATTATAAATATAAGGAGGTATATGTGGCAATGGAGTAGTTGGCGGATAATACGGAGTACCTTCTCGATCAAATCGATCAAAAGTATATTTATATTTAGTTTCAAGATGTTCATTCTCTTTTTCATAAAATATAGCTACTCCTATAACACCCTGATTTCTACCTTCGCCCTTCATTTCAGCGTATGAATCTTCAGTAAACGAAAAGTAAAATTCATTCACTTCTTTATCGCTTCGGCGCCATCCATCAATTGTAATTGAATTATATTTGTCTATGATATAACCAGTTGAATCATATGACGCTGTCTTGCCATTTAAAACAGAAAGACCGTCAACAGTAGGAACGGCCAATATGCGCCTGCTAGAATTATTCCTAATTCTAATGCTATATTTGGATATTTTTTTGCCTTCTATAAAAACTTTGCCATCCTTATGATATTCCTTAACTGGTTTGCCATTGACTAAAATTTCAACTTCGAAATTATTTTTAAGCATAAATTTATTCCTTCTAGGACTTCTAACGCAACTACATGCGATTTAAGCCATTTATGCTTGGCATTAATTTTTTAAAGTACAATTAAGTAGTTTTCTTTATTTTAAATACTTTGCGATCCTCATATTCAGCTTGTTTGCCAGGATTCCAAGCACTAATCGGTCTGATGTAACCTACAACTCTGCTATATACTTCACAATGCTGTCTTTCGCGCTTGGGTGTATCTTTTTTTTCCTTTTTATCAATACTCATATACTATTTATAAATTTTTAACAAATTCCTTAAGCTTTTGATCTGGCACATACTTAACAATTTTACAGGCAGGAGCAGTCTTAACTTCTTTAGTTACAATATGCCCATATCTCCTTTCTTTTTGTTCAAGTATCTTAAATCTCCCCCAATCAGGAAGAACCACTATGCCATGTTTCTTGAGTTCTCTGCCAATTACCCTGACCATGCCATAATAAATCTTTTGAACCTCTTCTAAACTGCTTATACCGCCTTCAATCGCTATCTTACTAAACAACGCATTCTTTTGTGAAGGGCTTAATCTATAAAGTTTTCTAGGCATAGTTTTTTTTGTCATATTAATTCTTCAGTCCCCAACACGAAGTTGGGAACAATTATACAATGGACATCCTCTTGCGAGGAACTAAAGAATTAATTAGTTGCTAAAGGTATATATTTTTAAATTACTCTCTAATAATTTTCTAAAATTAATACCAATTTTTTTACAATATCTATGAAACCTTAAATGAGCACAATTAAGTCTAAAATAATACAGATTACACTCTCTATTATCATTTGTAATTCCATTAATGTGATGTATAATCTCAGTTTTCTTTAGTTTTCTACCAAATATCTTTTCAACAACAAATCTATGTTCCATAATCATTTTATTCTTTCCAATATTGATGTAAATATATCCACCTCTTTTAATGATTCTACCACCTTTCCACATTGGATTATCTGCTCCAACCCTACTGTTTGATATATTTCTTTTACGCTCTTCAGTAAATATTTGACCAGTGGCTGCTATTCTTAATTTCTCTTTATGTGCGTCAGAAACTGGCACACCACTTTTAGTTATGCTTATTTTTCGTTTATGTTCCTCTGACATTATAAATCCTGGTTTTGGTCCTGGTTTCATAAAATTATAGTTTAATAACTAATTTCCAATTAGGTATTAACAGCTGGAGGATAATACTGAGCTGCGTCCTAACGGTCGCTTCTGATACTATCCTCTACCAATTTTTATTTGGAAATCTGTTTGGTTTCAGAAAACCAACTGTTAATAACCAATTATCTTTTAGCTTCTCCTATAAGTTTTATCAGTTTTTCTAAATCAGTAACTTTAGGAGGAAAAGCAGGTAAATCCTTGACTGTTAAACCATATTTAACCATCAGTTTTTGTAGTTTTTTGGTCATTTTAATCTTAATACTTTATGCCAGAAGAAACTAACTGTTCTATATTATTATCTTTACGACCATATATTTTATGGAATTCCATATGACATTTTTCACAAAGTGTAATTCCGTTATCTATAGCAAATCTTAATTCTTCAAATTGAGCAAAATTTTTAATATGATGAGGATGTAATTTACCGCCTTTAACTTTACATTTTTGACAAGCCCAATTATCACGAGCAAATACAGATTCTCTCCATAATCTAAATTCAATATTTCCTCTTATTATTTTATTTTCTAAAGTAATTCCACCTTGCCAAAAATGACTTTTTTCTCCCATTTGTGTTTTACTTATTTTTCTTTTTGTTTCTTCTGAATGTTTAAACCCTAAAGTAGGTTTTTGTCCTTTTCTTGCTTTTCTTAATTTTTGTTTAGTTTTTTCTGATACTATTTTATTTTTACCCCATTTACCAAATCCTTTATTTTTAGCAATTTTACTCATTTTCTGTCTCGTTTCTTCACTTCTTTTTTGTCCTTTATTAGCTTGAGCAATTTTTCTTTTATGTTCTTCTGATTGTTTTTTACCTTTATGTGAATTACTTATTTTTATTTTAGTTTCTTCTGAAACTTTAAATCCTATTAATCTTCCCATATAATTTTAATTTCAAGATAATTTAAGAATACGATGCCAGAATTTGCTCCAGCCAGATACTTTTACATCATCAACTGACATATAGAAATCAGCTATCATCTCAAAGATTTCTTCTTCTGTTTCTCCATCAGTTATCCCTAATTTTTTTTCATCCTTAAAACATTTGGCAAAATATATGTCAGCTTTTTTCCAAATTTTAAACTTATAATTGCCTTCTATCATATTTCACTCTATCATAATTCACTAAAATATTAGGAGGTAGGATTCACTCGCTAAAGGCTAACCTACAACTTTCGGTGGGTTACTACTGGCATATAATTAAAGTAATCTTAATGTCATGCACCTACTCGTGCCATGCTGACAGTGGTTCAGACATTTGTCCATCACCGCTATGGGTTATCCCCATAGTTTTACTTTTGCACGCACCTTATCGCATAACCAACGATTGCTTTTCGCTCCCTCAAGGAAGTTACTAAGGGTTGTTTAGTCATATCTCCTAACATTTTAATGAACTATATAATCTAAATAATTCTCTATAAAACAGCGTCAAATAATTAATTATTTATTCGCAATCCTTAAAATAATCTGGTGGTGTTGGTGTTTGTTCTACTATATCTCCCTTTGGATTTCCAAAAAAGATTTCTCTTTTACAATCTACATCTGGACAATAATCTTTACCAAACTGCATTATCATATCCCATAAACTATAATTATAATAATGTTTGGCACTAAATGCTTCGTGTATTAAATCTTTGATACCTTTCCTTTGTTCTTTATCAGCAATAGAGGCATCTATAATCGTTAATACTTTACCAATATAATATCTTTGTATATCATATTGAATTTCTACAATTTTTCGTTTTAAAACGATAAATGGACTTAACTTTGACATAACTTAACTTCTCCTTAACTTGACACTGTTCTATAAAGAACTACTATAAACATTATATCCTATAGTTATTTAACTTGTCAACCCCCCCCCAAAATTTTAAAATTTTATTTTTTGGAATATGGGATTCCTATTACACTTACCACTTACTGGTTTAAGGAAGGGGATAGAGGGGATAGAAGGAGGGGTAGAAAGAAGATAGAAGGAGGGTAGAAGGAGGGGTAGTGGAGTAAAATACGCGGATGAGGTTCATATATAGTATTATACACGATTTCTTACCACCCAAAACGAACCACTCCCCCCCTTGCCATTCCATACCCCCGCCGTCCCCTGCTATGTTTTAGCTTATTTTAGCCATTATTCATCTTATACAATAAAATAGCATCTCTTAATGTATATTATAAGAGTATATGACTAATAACCTGCCTTGTATATACAATTAAAATAATCTTATATTTATATCTTGATGTAAAAATCTATGACAAACATTACAGACCACCATTAAATTATTTGAATTATTACCATTTTTTAATTTATTTATATGATGTATTCTTAATTTTGATAAGTCAAAAACACGATAACATCTCTGGCAAGTATAATGATAACAAGCAATAAAATCAACTCTTTTACTCTTTATCTCTTCTCTTAATACTCTTTACTCTTAAACTCTTCTGAATTTGACCATATAAAAAATTGTCCCTTATTGTATATCATATTAAAATTATAACATAAGTTTTAATTTTAGCTAAAAAGCAACGCCCAGAATTGCGATATAAACAATTCTATTGACGAAAGGGTATAAACTATCAACTCAATAATCAAAAACTCTTATATCTTAATTTTAGATTTAATTTAATTACTTTTAGCTAATTTTAGCTATTTTATTGATTTATTCATAAGTTATCCCCCGTTACACTATTGACTTATAGCTTCTTTTTTGATATAATGAAAGCAGTAATCAAGCCAAGAACCGATAAACCAACAGACAAGCGGACAATGGCTTAATTAAAATGACAAGACAAGCCACAAAATAACACGATTTAACCCCGTTTATTTTGTGGCTTGTCCGCTCCCGCCGTATTATATAATGAATTGATAAATGCTTTTTAACTCTGAAACTCTGTTTTTCTGCCCTTTGACAATCCAACCACTTTTTAGAAAGATAAAAGATTATGAATAATCTACCGAATACTATCACAAAAAATATAGAAAAAGCTAAAAATCATATAAAATTAAATTATAACCCAAAAAAATTATCAGACGAACAATATCAAGATATAGCTGATTATTTTAATACTCCTTACTGGTGGATAATTAAAAGAGAATTACAACATAATTAAACACTCTAATAACACAGGTGGCTGGATTATCAAAGGACGGAAACTCCGCCCATTTTTCTGCTTTTTGACAATTTATTCATTTTATAAAACATACCTTTTATGAAAAAATATTATGAAGTGCTTATCATAAAGACAAGCAAGGCCATAAACAACAAAAAAGAAAAATATCAAACATTTGATAAAAACACAAAAACTTTTAAAACTATCAAAGAAGTTAAGGAGTTTTTAAAAGAAAACTATAATCAATGTAAAAAAGCAAAAATCTACATTGACGACAAAGACAATCACTCGCAACACATTGGCTTTATCTATTGCTTCAAAAACTCTGATTATTCACACGCTCCCGTTGAAAACTGGTATCAACAGGACTGGATAACTGTTTATGAAATAAAATCAACTCCGATTATCATTAACTAATTTAATTAATTAAAATGGATAAATTATCAAAGGACGGGAACTCCGCCCCTTTCAATAATAATCATAAAACTATGTCAACAATAGAACAAAAAGCAAGACATACAAAAAATTGTATTCTCTGCGGAAAAGAAAAATCACCATTAGCTATTATCTGTTGGAAATGTTTTAAAAATGGCAAAGACCCGCTAAAATATTCTCCATTATCAACTGAAAAATGGCTCAAAAAAAATCTTACAATTTAATAAATAACATATAAAACTATGTTCTCACGCCAACACTACGAAGCAATAGCCAACATTTTAGGCGAACAGCTCCAAGAGGCCACGCCTGAACAGGTTGACGCTATTACTAATATCACTAATAAACTTATCAAATATTTTGAAACAGACAATCAAAACTTTTACGCTGATAAGTTTAGAAAAGCAATTATTAAAAAAAACACTAATAACTAATACTTGATAATTTTATTTATTGACTTGACCGCTTTTCTTATAAATTGCGGTTAAGCTAATAAATAATACAATAAAATGGATATTGTATATTTTGAACATAACGATTATGGCAAAATGTCAACGCCATTAAGTAATTGGATTTATAAAATGTTTGAAGCGACAATAAAAAGCGGAGAGGATATGGACGAAACAAAAATAGTAAATAGAATTGACTGTTATAACTCTTATATTGAAACTGAATAATTATTTATTGACTTGACCGCTTTTCTTATAACTGCGGTTAAGCTAATAAATAATAACCATTATGAAACTATATCACCACAAAACTGACGGCGGGGCGGAGTATTTAACAAACACTTATAAAAAATGGAAACACAACGGCAAAAGTGGCAAAGAGGGAGTAATGAACGACAAGACAAAATATGTCGTCCGAATAGACGGG